AAATCAGTTACAATACATATACATTAACACACAGAGAGGCTTTTATGCTCAAATACGTTGTAGTTTTCATTGCAGGTGGCATCTTTTTCACAGTTGGTTTTACCGGTGTGGCTAAGATGCTAGACAAGGGTGTAGACACAGTTAAAACACAAAGTCAGGAGTTGGCAAAATGAGAGTAGTAGCGTTACTTATTTTGGTTTCAGCCCTTGCCGCTTGCTCAACAGTAGCAGGTGTAGGTAAGGATATTCAATCGTCCGCAGAATGGACAAAAGAAAAGATGGGTGGTTCTAAATGAAAAAAATTCTATTGCTAGTTCCTGTAGTTGCTATTCTGGCGGCTTGTGGAACAACTGATCCGTATGCTAAACGTTCCGAACAAGAACGTGAACGTCAAGAGAAATATGTAGAACGTGCTATCGACAAAGCACCTAAATGGATGTTTGAATTGCCTACTAGTAATAGTGCAGTTTATGAATCTGGTTCCGGTGTAAGTTCCGATTTTAGTTTTGCTGATCACAAAGCCAAAGCAGATGCCTATGGTAAGATCTGTATGGCGGCTGGTGGAACTGCTGATCAGCGCACAAAAATTTATCGCACAGACTCTGACAATGCTAGCACTGAGCTAAGTGAAATGGCCATGCGCACTAGTTGTAAAAATGTAGACCTTACCGGTGTAGAGGTTAAGGAAATTAAGCGTGTTGCAGAAGGAACTCGGTTCCGTGTTTACGTGTTAGTAGCATTGCCTACAGGTGACGCTAATATTTTGCGCAAGGCAAAAGAAGCTCAAAAGCAACGTGAGTTTGCGTCGGCACGTCGTGATCAAGCATTTAAAGAGATGGATCAATAATGAATAAAACTTTCAAAGAAGGATTCCTAGACGGGTTGGCGCTAGGACCTCTTTGGAGGTTTGCATTCCAACGTTCTGCAGGGCATTGGCTCTTTTGGGTAAGTGCCGTTTACTTTACTGTAGCAATGTATTCAATCTTTGTTGAAAAAATTGCACCAATTGAGTTAATTCAGTTTGTGTGGGTGTGTATCATTGCTTTACCAATACTATGTAATCCGCTAGCTCGCTGGCTTAATATGAAAGAGAATACTATGCTTAGTATGTTTAAAAAGAAACCCAGTAATGTAGTCCCATTTCCTAAAGAACCTGAACATAGTGGCGGGGATGGAGGAGGAGATACTCCCGAACCTAAAAAGCCTAGTGTAACTTATTACACATTAGGAATGACTAGTGAGAATCGTCTAGAGTTTAAAATGGGTTATAGTGCCATTACTATGAACTACGGTGGTATTACTAATTTAATTGAGCAGTTAAAGACTTTTCAAAAGCAACTTGCCGAATATGAAGGCATTGAGAAAGAAGAAAATGAAATTTAGAAAAAAACCTGTAGTAATTGATGCAGTTCAATTTGTCTACACAGATGAAGGCATTGCCGCTCTCAAAGAGTTTTGTGGTGATACACTAGGTAACATTCGTAAAGAACGTCATATTACTGCTAAAGGTGAAGCAGAAATTGGCACATTAGAAGATGGTGTCCACCTAACTGTAAAACATATTGCTACAGAAGGTGACTGGATAATTAAAGGTGTGCAGGGCGAGTTCTATGCCTGTAAGCCAGATATTTTTGAAGCAACATACGAGCCAGCAGAATGATATACAACGAAATTGAACTTATGGAAATGGCTCGAGATTATGAAGCCATGGAGCGTCAAGCACTACAGGACGCAGAAGAATTGCGTCAACTACGTGAAGGCGAACGTATTATTGTGCCGGTAGATATCGAGCACGCCCGAACAATGTTCAAGCTGGCTAGCTATTATCTTAGCCAACATGATGAAGAATTTAATTTAACAATGGAGATGTAATGCCACATTTAGTGCCCATGGTGATCGAGCAAGAAGCTCGTGGAGAACGCAGTTACGACATCTATAGTCGACTACTTAAAGATCGTATCGTTATGTTAGATACAGATGTTAACGAACATTCAGCAAGTTTAATCGTAGCACAGCTACTTTTCTTAGAAAGTCAAAGCAATGAGGATATTAGTTTTTTCATTAATAGTCCTGGCGGTGTTGTTACCGCTGGTATGGCAATTTACGATACAATGCAGTTCATCAAACCAGATGTCCAAACCATCGTTATGGGACAGGCTTGCTCAATGGGTAGTTTACTCGCCACTGCTGGCGCTCCTGGCAAACGCAAAATGCTACCTAACGCTCGCCACATGATTCATCAGCCAAGTGGCGGTGCAGGTGGGCAAGCTACAGACATGGAAATCCAAGTTGAGGAAATCCTAAAGATGAAGCGTAATTTAACCCAAATTTACGTTAACCACAATTCAAAGGGTAAAACCTACGATGAGTTTAAAAACGATATGGAACGTGATAAATTTATGAGTGCGCAAGAAGCCTTAGATTACGGATTGATTGACGAAATTATCACAAAACGCCCATAAAGTGCGTATATAATTGGAGGGCATAGTATACTATAAATAACATTGTTAGGAGTATACTATGACCCAATTTAACTGGTCTGAGCTAACTAGAAGTAATCTTTACTCTATGTTCTACTCGCTGAAAAGCGAAATTGTAGGAAAAGAGCTATCTCCTACCCAAATCCAGAAACGCATTAATCGGCATGTTAAAGCACACTTGCCCATTAAACTTAAAAAGTTTATGCATGCCCCAACTACTAAAGGCTATGTGTTTATAGGTGGTGTTTATTACAGTTTACTTGATAAAAAAGCCAAGCCGGCTATAGAAGTAAATTTTAACTATAATCCAACTGACAGCAAGTTAGTCCTTACAGATTATCGTTGGAAGCGTATGGCCACTCGTTTTGCAGATGTAGTGCTACATGAAATGATCCATATGCGTCAATTCCGTGCTCGAAATTTTAAAGAATTACCCGGATATCAAAGCACAGCAGAACTAACCAAACAACGTAAAGACCAAGAGTATTACGGGGATACTGACGAAATGGGTGCTCACGCATTTAACACGGCCTGTGAACTGATAGATCGATTTGGCTATGATCCTAGCCAAATTGGCAAATATTTGGATTCAAATGATTGTCGTAGACACAAAAATGCAAATTGGAACTACTATTTAAAAACATTTAATTGGGATCACAATCACCCAATTATTCGTAGAATGAAAAATTTGATTCTACGAAACTTAGAAAATGCTTACGAAGGTAAGCCATTTAGAACCTCATACTACTTGACTTATTGATAATTACTCTGTATAATATACACTTATACAGTAAATTATTGGAGTCAAAATGAGCGATCCTTGCTATTCGGTTATTAGTTCTTTGGAAGATCATCCCAGTCGTTTGAATAAAGAAGCTATCATTCTAGCTCAAGCAGAATGGGGTAATAAAGAATTTTTCGAAGGATGCCGTCTCGCACTAGACCCAATGATTACTTTTGGGCTTAAACAAATACCGGAGAAAACAGATGAAGATGGTGCTGGGTTACCTTGGGATAGTTTCACTCTCGCTCTTACTGGCTTTGTTACTCGTAATGTCACCGGGAATACTGCAAGAGATATGGTTGCATCCATGATGAAATCAGCCACTAAACGAGAGTGGAATGGATGGTATCGTAGAATTTTAATCAAAGACTTACGTTGTGGTGTAAGCGAAAAAACAATAAACAAAGTAGTGGAGAAGAAATATGCTGACTATGCTATTCCCGTATTTGGTTGCCAGCTTGCTCATGACAGTGCTAATCACGAAACTAAAGTCGCAGGTAAGAAACTTATCGAAGTTAAACTTGACGGTGTCCGTGTTATTACTATCGTTCGCGCTGACGGCCGTGTGGACATGTTTAGTCGTAATGGTAAAGAGCTTGCAAATTTCCCTCACATAGCAGAACAGATTTCAAATGTAATCAAACAACAAGGTTCTAGCAAGAGCATGGATGTTGTCTTAGACGGTGAAATTATGTCGTCTAGTTTTCAAGACTTAATGAAGCAAGTGCATCGCAAGGACAATGTAGAAGCAGGCGATGCTGTTCTAAACTTGTTTGATGTGTTGCCATTGGCAGACTTTGAGAAAGGTATCTACAACAAAGACCAAAAGACTCGCAGTGAGATGGTTAAGTTTTGGGTAGAACAAAATCAGCACTTGATACCTAATGTAACTTATGTTGCCAACGAACTTGTTGACCTTGACACCATT